TGCTACTGGCGCAAGGTAAAACGCCAGCCTATCTTGGCCAAGGGGTCGCTATATTGATTTACCATTATTTCGCACGACATTCCGTCGCGAAAAATAGGCTTAAATTTCAAGATCAGGTCATTCATACGGAGAGGAAACCAGGCCTCTCGAGCGTAACCCTTGGGGCACTTTTCGCTATGTACGCGTTGGCGGTGAAAGCTCGCAAGATGACGATATTTTCTCAACCATGAAAGACCTGCCAATCTTCCCTGCCGAGGTTAAGAAACATTTACCAGTATGGCCTGTCGGCCGGGAAGGCGGGAAATTCGATGAACAAGGGATGTATTACGCCGAGCAAATTACCGAACTTCGAAAAATAGGGAGGAAATTACTTATAATCCCATCTCCCTCTATTTTTTACTATCCGGTAAAAACCAATAATAAGTCGATAAAGCCGCCATATTCCGTGGCATTCCATTACTGCGCGCTTCACGCATGTTACTTTTAACAACTTCTACACCGGGTCCTATTGGCACTATTCTCATCTCTACATTCCTCATCCTGATGAATGTTTATAAATCAATCCTATCAACATTTAACTTGAACTGATTAATAGAATTTTATCGACTCTAACTTAAGCTAGCTTAATCTAAATATGAGATAAATATTACCTTGTAGACGGTAATCGAGGGTAGATGAAAAAAACGTCAATGAAATAATTAGGTATGGGAAAATTTGGTGGCCCCTCCCAGACTTGAACTGGGGACCAAACGATTATGAGATGGTTTACAGCGCAATACAAATCAATAACTTACAATAAAAACATGTAGTTAAAAATTAAATATGTATAAATATACATGTATATCAATAAGCTGGAGCGACACTTTTGCGACAACTTATAGGATTTAGTTTTAACGCATCACCTAGATGATCTGGTGCGAAGTGGGCATATCTCATAGTCATTTTTATATCACTATGGCCTAGTATTTTTTGGAGGACTAGAATGTTGCCTCCATTCATCATAAAGTGGCTTGCAAATGTGTGCCGGAGTACGTGAGTAAGTTGCCCTGCGGGAAGCTCTATTTTCGCGCGCTCAAGAGCATTACGAAAAGCATAATAGCATGGTTTAAAAAGACGGCCTTTAGCCTTAGGAATGGCAGAGATGATTGAAGGATCTAAAGGTATTGTTCGGTTTTTTTTGCCTTTTGTTTTTATGTAAGTGACGCGGTCGAAAGAGAGCTGAGAACTTTTCAATGATTCCGCCTCGCTCCATCTAGCGCCAGTAGATAGGCAGATTTTGACTATTAAAGCTAAGTCGGGAGAACTACTATTCAAACACTCAGCTAACAAGGTGTCTATTTGCTCACTAGTTAGATAAGCCATTTCATGTTCGTCTATTCGAAAATGTCGAACATTTTCCAGCGGGTTTTCTCTTTCCCATTCCCCTAGTCTTTTTAATTCATTAAAAACAGCTAAAAAATAAGCAAGTTCAAGGTTGACTGTACGGGCAGAAACCTTAGACACTCTACTGGTTCTAGAAAAAAGACCATCCAATCGCTTTGCTCAGTAAGAAGTGAATACCTGAGCGTTGAACTCATTCGCCTTAGGCCTACCCATGCATTCGATGGCCCATCTCATGGAACTCATCCTAGCCTTGCCATCACTCAACGTAATTCCATGTCTTTCGTACCAGGTATCTATTAGATCATTTAGAGTGCGCGACTCTTTTTTTTCTCCTAACCATGGAGAAGATTCAATTTTTTGAAGGGTGTAATTTTCAAAAGCAGTTGCTTCATGCTTGGTCGAGAACTTTTTTCTAACTCTCTTGCCGTTCTTCCCTTCACTTCACTTCGATCTACAGTATAAAAATCAGCAATCCAATCGCCATTATTTAACTTTCTAACTGCCATATGTCGCGCACACTCACTTGAAAAAAAATCAACACTCGATAGTCATTATGACTTTGCCAATAACGGTAATATCAGAAATAAAGCAGTCGAACGTGGTATTACTGCCATTTACTCGAACCATGTTGGCAGGCAAGTGAGTAAGGGTTCGAAAACTAAATTTCCCTGCTATTTGAATAAGCCACACACCATCGTAGGTTTCTTTAACATCACATTCGACAACGTAGGCATCACCGTCGTTAACATACATACCCTGATTTGGAAGAGATTTTCCAGCAGGAAAAATCGACCTATCGAGGGAAACAATCCCATCTTCGAAATGCTGTCCATCTACAAGCTTATGCTTATTCAACCTCAAAAATGTAATAGAGAATTCATTAAATTTATCTCCATAACCTGTAGCCAGCCACTCAAGATTCACTCCAGTTTCAGCCATGCAACGCACGACTATATCAGAAGGAAAATAATCCCTTTTATAACGCATAGCTAGACTACTGCTAGCTATACCAAGGTGATCAGCCAATGCTAGTTTAGTGCGAAATCCGTAAGCTTCTATTACTCTCGATAGAACTCCGGTACCGCCGGATTCGAAATTGATTTGAAGATTCAACACTTTTCTTTTTAGTTAAAAACTACACAAATAATTAGCTTTTGGCGAATTTTGCTAAGTAATTAGCAGTTTTGAATTACTATTTAATGGTCAAGGCAACCTTTGCAATAATTTCTATGTGCTCCAAAGGGCAGTCAAAGCTTGTACCATGACCTTGTACCCGAACGCTTTTTACTGGGATAAATGTTAATTGCTTAATGCTTGAGCTTCCTTCAATTTCGACTAGCCATTCACCATCATTAACGGATTTGAAATCTCTCTCAAGAACATACGTACTATCATCTAGTTCAACTGATAAGGGATTGATTAATTTGGTTTTCAATCTATTTAAATTTTTATCTAAAACTAAGGGTTCAAGGTCACTAAGAGAACCATCAATTATTTTTTTTCGAGGTATGATTAAGGTATTTAGTGAATACTCGCCAAATTTATCCCCTACTCCCGCCGCCAACCAATTGAGATTTGCTCCTGTTTCAGCCATGCATCTGACAACGACATCGCTTGGAAAATAATCCCGTTTGTATCTATTCGCCAAGCTACTACTAGCAATCCCCAAATGTTCAGCAAGAGCGAGTTTTGTCTTGAAACCGTAAGCTTCAATGACCCGATCCAGCACTTCTGAACCGCCTAAAGAAAAGTCTATTTGTAGCTTCATGAAAGCTTCACCTTTCAGTTACCCAAAAAGCTAATTTAGAATCAAAATTGTAGCCTTAGGAAAACATAGCCATATTTATTAACAAATACCTATATTGACGTATAGGCACGCACAGGAATTTGCCTCATGAGGCCTAATATTACAATTACGATCCCTGAACCATACCTGCCTCTAGAAGAGTATTGCCGCAGAACGGGCCTGAACCGCAATACGGCTGATAAATTAATCTCTGATGGAAGACTACCAATCAAGCCTAAAGGAGCCAAAAAGAAAGGACTGGTTGAAGTCAACATGGCTGCATTAACAATCCAAGCCCTTTCAGAATGCGATATTGCCCTTACCGTTTAATCGAATATACACGCTAGATTGAGGCTAAACATATTTGATTTTAAGGTTTCCATACATAAGCACTTCGATGATGCATGTTCAGGGTTCGCCAAGAGACACAATCTTGAGCAACTTGCAGAACAAGCCGGAATGCAACCGCAAACCCTGCGCAATAAGTTAACCCCCGAGCAAGTACACCAGTTAACGGTGAGAGAGCTGCTTACGCTCACCGATTTCACCGAAGATTCGGCTTTAGTTGATGGCGCACTAGCTCAATTAAATTGCCTTCCTTGCGTTCCAGTAAACGAAGTCGCGGACGAGAAATTTCCCACTTATGTTCTCAAGGCAACGGCAGAAGTCGGAATGTTAGCTGCTAATGCCGCAAACCAAGGCGCAATCTGTAATGCGACTCGCCGCAATGTGATGAACAGCGTAAATATGGGAATTCGTTGCTTAACGCTGGCTGCAATTGCTGTGCAATCACGGATTCACTCAAGCCCGACGTTAAGCACGACAGTAGATGCGATAAGCGGTATTGGCGCATCAACCGGAATGAGCTGAGGTAAACATGATTTCATTCGCAGCAAGGCTAAAGAAACAAAGCCCTTCTATGTCTTATGGGCACGGTTGGATTGTTGGACTTGATGGGAAGCGCTTTCGCCCTAGCCACTCTCAGTCTGACTTATTACAAGCATTAACCACACGCAAGAAGGTGAACACATGGCAATCGAAGG